CAACTTATATGGCTAATACTCAAATAACTGATGGAAGAGATGGTAACATATCTCAAATAAGAGCTGTTGCAAAAGATTTTGATGCAATTAGACAATCTTTTAAAGGAGCATTTAGAGATTTAAAAGATGAACAGCAATCTTCTGTAAGAGGTGGAAAAGGTTTAGCATATGATCAAGGTTAAAATAAAAAAAAAATGAGAGCATATATAAACTTAATAATATTAATACTACTAGAATATTTTGATAGAAAATACTTAAAAAATTATCATAATGGCGAAAAAAGAAAAAAAAGGAAAGCATTATTATAACTGGGTTTTTCATTTTAATTACCATACAGAACTTTGGAGTGCAGTTCCAAGAGACAAATATACTGAATATTGGAGTACACCAAAAGATAAATTTTTACAATCAGGTGATATTAATACTTTAATATATAAAGTAGATTTATTAGAAAAGGAAAGATGTTTAGAGAAGAAAGTTACCCGATAATAATTCCAACATATGATAATAATCAATGGACAGAAACTGAGTTTAAAACAACAGAAGAGTTCATTGATTTTTTATTATCAATATTTAAAGAACCTGGTGAATATAACTTTGATGATTTAAGTTTAAAGTTTAGAGAACAAGCTTCCCATTTTAATGAATATGGTTTTTATTGTAAATCTCCTTTTAAAAGTAAAGACTTTAGAAAATATTGGGATGATCAAAAAAATAAAAATAGAATAGGTGTAATATTTAAAAGTAAAAATAATTCTTGGTATCTAACAAGAGATTATTATATGTGGTTAAATTTCTTACCTATTTTTGATAAAGAAAAAGGTATATATGATTTTCCTTTAATATGGGATGTACAATATCATATGGCTCTATATGAAATATTAGCTGAACTACATAATGAACATGCAGTTATTCTTAAAAAAAGACAAATTGCATCTTCTTATTTTCATACAGCTAAACTAGTAAATCAATACTGGTTTGAAGAAGGAGCTAAATTAAAAATGGGAGCTTCATTAAAAGATTACATAGATGAGAATGGTTCTTGGAAAATGGTTCAAGAATATTCAGATTTTTTAAATGAACATACTGCATGGATAAGAGCACATAATCCTGCAAAAGTTATGAAATGGGAACAAAAAATTGAAGTTAAACTTTCAAGTGGTCAACCTATATACAAAGGATTAAAAAGTACAATGGTTGGATTATCTTTTGAAAAAAGTGCAACAAAAGGTGTGGGTGGTCCATGTAGATACTTTTTTCATGAAGAAGCTGGTATAGCCCCTAAGATGGGTGATACTTATGAATTTATTAGACCTGCATTACATTCAGGAATGAAAACTACAGGAATGTTTATTGCAGCAGGTTCAGTTGGTGATTTAGATCAATGTGAACCTTTAAAAGATTATATACTTTATCCAAAAGAAAATGGATTTTATGCAGTAGAATCAAATCTTTTAGATGAAGATGGAACGTGGGGTACACATGGATTATTTTTACCAGAACAATGGTCAATGCCTCCATGTATTGATAAATATGGAAATTCATTAGTTGAAGAAGCATTAATAGAAATTGATAAACAAAGAGTGCAATGGAAAAGAGATTTAAGTCCTGATAAATACCAATTACGTATTTCACAAAAACCAAAAAATATTGCAGAAGCTTTTGCATATAGGAAAGAATCTCCTTTTCCATTGCATTTGGTTACAGAACAAACTAGAAGAATTGAAGATAAAAAATATTCTACAGAATATATAGAATTAGAAAGAGGAGACAAAAATGTTATAGTTGTAAAAGATTCTAAAAAAATACCAATATTAGATTTTCCTGTAAATAAGAAAACTGAAAATAAAGAAAGTGTTATTGTAGTATTTGAAAGACCTCCAAAAAAACCTGAATGGGGTGTGTATTATGCATCTATTGATCCTGTGTCTGAAGGTAAAACCACAACATCAGAATCTTTATGTTCTATATATGTTTATAAAAATGCTACAGAAGTTACAAGAGAAAATGAAAATGGTAATTTAGAAACATTTATTGAAAAAGGTAAAATAGTTGCATGCTGGTGTGGAAGATTTGATGATATAAATAAAACTCATGAAAGACTATTATTAATAATAGAATATTATAATGCATGGACATTAGTAGAAAATAACATATCATTATTTATACAATTTATGATTTCAAAAAGAAAACAAAAATTTCTTGTACCAAAAGATCAAATTTTGTTTTTAAAAGATATTGGTGCTAACAAATCTGTATATGCTGATTATGGATGGAGAAATACAGGTAACATTTTTAAAGGTCATATATTAAGTTATGCAATTGAGTTTTTAAGTGAAGAGATTGATGCAGAAACAGAAGAAGATGGAACTAAGATAAATATAACATATGGTATTGAAAGAATACCTGATATTATGTTAATGAAAGAAATGATTGCTTATTACCCTGGATTAAACGTTGATAGATTAATTTCATTTGGTGCTTTAATGGCATTTGTTAAGATACAAGAGTCAAATAGAGGATATAAAAGAATAAGAGAAGATCAAGATGACAAAAACTTGGATAAATCAAGAAATTTGTTTAAATTAAGTAGTAGACCTTTTAAAAATATTGGTAACAAAAGAAAAGGTAAATCTAACAGTATAAAAAGAAATCCTTTTAAAAATATTAGATAAACAACAATATGAGAGTTTTAAACGCATTAGATTTAAAAAAGGGAGAGAAAGCAGACTATAGTACAATGTCTAATTTATCTCAGCCTATTCAATTTTTACCAAAAAGTAAAAAGAACCAAGAATGGGCTGCATGGAACATGGATTGGTTTGAATGGCAAGGTCTAAAACAAATTAGAAGAAATGCAAGAAGATTATTAAAAAACTATAAACTTGCTAATGGTATAATAGATAAAACAGATTATATAGTTGAAACAGATAATGAATATAGTGACATAATACAAACTCTTACTGAAGAAGATAACTCTGCATTAGAATTAAAATTTTATCCCATTATTCCTAATGTTGTAAATACATTAGCAAATGAATTTGCTAAAAGAAATACTAAAGTAACATATAAAGCTGTAGACGATACTTCCTATAATGAAATGTTAGAGGACAAAAGAAAGATGATTGAAGAACATTTAGTTAGTCAAGAACAAGTTAAACTTCTTTCTAAGTTAATAGAACAAGGTGCTTTTGAAAATGAAGAATCTGCTCAAGAAGCGCAAGCACAATTAGATGTAGAAAACATTAAAACATTACCTCAAATTCAAGAATTTTTTGATAAGAATTATATTAACATTGTTGAAGAATGGGCTCAACATCAACAAGAAGCTGATGATGGAAGATTCAGAATAGATGAACTTGAAGAGAGAGCATTTAGAGATATGTTAATTTCTGATAGAGAATTTTGGCATTTTAAAATGTATGATGATGATTATGATCTTGAGTTGTGGAATCCAGTATTAACATTTTATCATAAATCTCCTGATGTTAGATATATATCTGAAGGTAATTGGGTAGGAAAAATAGATATGATGTCTGTTTCTGATGTAATAGATAAATATGGATTTTTACTTAATGAAGAACAAACAGTTGCATTAGAATCAATATATCCTGTAAGAGCTGCTGGTTATACTATAGGTGGTCAACAGAATGATGGTTCTTTTTATGATCCTACAAGATCACATAAATGGAACACTGAAATGCCTTCATTAGGATATAGACAATATGTTTCTGATAGAGATTTATTTAATGAAAATGGACAAGATATTGTTTCATGGATATTAGGTGAGTCAGAAGATTTTTTAGATTATGGTAATTTAAATTTATTACGTGTTACTACCACTTATTGGAAGTCTCAAAGAAAATTAGGTCATTTGACTAAAATTAATGATAATGGAGAAATCATACAAGAAATAGTTACTGAAGATTATAAAGTAAGTGATAAACCTATTTATAATACTAAGTTCTTTAAAAACAAAAGAAGAGATAATTTACTTTTTGGAGAACACATTGATTGGA